ATACTTCAAGAGTTCTTCCGCAGCACCCGCTTTATCGCCCCGAAGCAGCTTTTGACGAAGCGTTGAACGCTGGAGTGTTCCAAGACCGACATTAAAACTAAAGCTAACAAGGCTATCATACATGCCTTGTGTAAGAGGAACGGGACAGAATTGAACAACTCCACGCTCGAACCTTGCAAGATCAGACCTGAGAATCCCATCTACTTCGTCCTTTGAAAACGTGCGGCTATCTTCTGGCCGTAGCTGGTAAGCGCCTCTTTGATCCATTGGTAGCTTAGCTTGGTCTGGGTAAAGTACATGGCCGACTCCTATTGTCCAAAGCTGTGCGGGGCAACGGTATGGTTTAAACCGTATACCTTCATGGTGGCAGATGACCTTAATGGCCTCTGGGCTGACGTTCATTCTTCGTCATCCTCTTGGTGGTCTTGAATAAGTTGCATTTTTACCAACTCCAGAACCCCCAAGACGGTGGGCAGATACATGGATTCATCGTACTTGTGGATAACCTCAAGTATTTCCTCGACCAATCCAGCGGCCATTTTTCCAGCGTTTAAGTTCATTTTGATTTAAACGCTTGACCGCCAAACCAAAACGACACGATACACGACCAGATGATTTGTGTTTCATCGTCCCAAAGCTGGTTGATCGCCACATCAAACGCCACATCCGTGTGCCAAGCGTAGTAGAAGCCAAAGATCTCCACGAACATGAACATCACGAACATGCCGTAAGTGATCACAGAGCGGGTTGCGGCCCTCATATTGATCACCCAGGTACTTGCCCCTTGACCTAAGGCTATATCGTGGGCGTAGAGGGCTTGGCGCTCTTGCATTTGGGTCTGGGCATTGGTGACCTCTGCGTTGATCTGGATCTGCTCGGTCTGGATGTGTTCAATGCGTTCCTGCGCTTCCAGGCCAGCTTTCTTTAGGGTCAATTCACGCTCGGTCTGCATGGCGGCAAGTGCCAACTCATGCTTCTTGTCAGCCCGGTCTTGGAAGAACTCAAGGATCTTGGGCAAGCCGCCCATGAGAAAACTTATTAGGGATGAGAATAGAGTGAGCATTGTTTAACCTTTTAGTTCAAAACTTAGATTTGCATGGCGGGGGTATTGCACAACACGCTCGCCCTCGGGACACTTGTATTTGATGGTTGCCAGCAAAGTGGCCTTGCCTTCAGCAATCTTCTCTTTTCTTACCATGGTGAGTTGGTATGTAAACGTGTCGATCTCTGGGCCTGCCGGGCCGCTGAACTTGCTTGCGGTGGTGGTTGCCTCATGCACCATGCCTGCTGCGTCCCGAATGCTTGGCGTAAAGCTCTCAACAGAACAATCGTCCCGTTTTTTAATTCTGGCAACGGTGACATTGATGGGTTGTCCAGCCTCTGCTACGATTTTAAAATGCTCTGGTGACCATTCAAGAATGGCTCTATCAAACCAGCCAAACTTATCGGCCAGCGTATAGCTGCCGCCCAGTGCGGCAACGCTTGCGGCAACTGCTCCGATGGCTTTGGTAAGATCAATCATCTTTCTTCCTTTCTTCTTCAACCTGCTTACGCAGTTTTTCCACCTTTTCCATCTGGGCCTTGGCTTCTCTTTTCACCACCAACGTGTCCACATACAGCATCCCCACCAGAGGGATGACCAGCACAAAGACCAATGCAAACAAGATCAGGACAAAAAGGTATCCAAACGACCCCGATGATGAAGACTGATTATCCACATTAGGCATATCAGGTATCCGGTTACGAAAACCACCACCACCGTTTCCAGCACCCTGTCCAGCATCAGATTTTTTAACCTTTGTCGCCGCCATGCTTTCACCCGCTTTTCGTGCAACTCCCGTGCCGCTTGCTCCGATTTCTGATCCAACAGCTTTTGATACTCTTCAACAATTTCACGCCAGAGATCAGGTTGCCCCATCTCCCAGCGCACCATTCTCTCAAGATCGGCATAAAACTGCTTGGTCTGCCGCAGATACATCACATTGTCTATGGCTTGTGTGGCAAGATCGTCTTTTATCCCCCTCTTCTGGTTCTCTTCACGTTGGTACTCAGCCTTTTCATGGCTAGATTCCAACTCTGCGTGGCCCTTGAAAAAACTTGAAAGGGCTGTACCAACTTCACCTGTGATCTTTGTCAGATCAGACCCGGTTTTCTTCAGGTCTTGGTAAACGCTGATACAGCCCTTTATGCCTTCATATGCCCCTTTGCACAGGGCAAATGCGGTTATTGGATCAATGGCTGCTCCGCAGGCTTGGCTTCTTCAGGCATTGGCACTTGGGGGATGGCCTGCTCACGAATGGCTTGCACCAAGTCAGCGACTTGCTCATAAGGTGCTTTTGCCAAGGCGGCCAGGATCATGTTCACTGCGCCCAAGGGCAGTTCCAGTTTGACAGGGGTTGCCAGAGTCTCTTGCTCAGTCATGCGTTTCTCCAAAAAAATACCGCTGTCAGGGCCAGCGGGTTGCCCATATCAATTATGCCCAAGGCAAAGCTGTATTTGCAGGACTGACAGGCGGCGTGATCATGCTGTCGATCTGGCCCTGTACACACGCCTGTGCGCTTGCCATGGCGTTTTCTGGAATCCACCCAATGACGATGGCTTGGGTAAGCTGGTCGTATGGGATGAATGTCTCAGGCGCTTGGGTTGAGTCAAAGGTGGTGTTGCCGCCGATGGATGCGGTGTACTCCCCGTCCACGCCAGTGACTTCCCACAAAGCATTGACCACATAGTTGGGGTCAGGCTGTTGCAGGGTGTACATGGCAATGATGGTCGTGGTGAAAGTGGTCATGTTGGCATTCCTTGCGTTTGTGCCGCCACTTGCGCTTGATATGCCGCAATGACCTCAGCAGTCCAAGCGACATTGCAGATTGCCGCAACATTGGCAGGGATGCCCGTCAAGTCTTGGCCCGGCGTGAGGCTTGAGCGATGGTAAGTTTGGCTCAGTTGCTGACCATCTTCCATGATGCGGGTAGCTTCACGGTAGAGAACGATGCCGTTCTCAGTCACGGTGATTTGATCGATTGCTTTTTCTTTGGTGATTGCCATTTGGGTTTCTCCTTAAAGTTGGCGTTGTGTCCAGCTTGATAAATCCAATCAAGCTAAAAAATTGTTAAGCGGATGCCATGTAAGCAACGCTCATATATAAGTAACCAGTACTTCCTAAAGTTGGCGCAGAAGAAGATACAGCAGAACCAGCACATGTTAAAAAAATTGTTGTGGTATTTACATTTACATAACCGCCAAATGTTGTTGTGCCTACTGCAAAAGTTACTCCAGACATGTCAACGCCAAATGCTTGAGAGTAGTTGTCAGCACTATTGGTGTTTGTAAAAGGTAATCCAGAAATGGTAAAGTTTCCACTACCACCCGAATTTGCAGACCAAAAAACAGCAAAAGTTGCATTGACCAATCGTCCAACTTTTACATAAGAACCAAGTTGATTGGTGTAGGTAACAGTAGGATTTGAGCCACTTCTTGTAATTGTGGGGTCAAAAGTCCCCTCCTCATAATCATCTAGCGTGTTTGCATTGGACGATGCGTTTTGAGATGCGGGGAATGTGATGCCTGTGCCGCTTTGAGGGACTGCGCCATTAAGTGCTACTGATGAGTTAAAAGTCGTTGAAAGACCAATAGTTCCATCCCCATCAGACAGCACGATGTAGTTGCTACCTGTTTGGGAAATAGGTGCGGCAAGGCCGTTGTAGTTACCAATGATGGTGTTCTTTGAGCCTGAGGTTACTTCAGAACCAGAATTAGTCCCGTAAAACGAGTTGTTTATTCCAATGCTTAGGTTATATCCTGACGCATAGCCATAAGCAGCGTTGAAAGCGTTACCGTTGTAGTTAGATAAACGACCAGCACTTACACCCATAAAAGTGTTATAAGAGCCAGTTTGGTTTGTATACCCTGCCGTATAACCTACAACAGTGTTGTTTGAGCCTGAGTTGTTCAAATACAGGGTTTGTACTCCAATAGCAGTATTGTTTGCACCGCCTGCACCAGAGCCATAAGCATAATAACCAACAGCAGTGTTACCATCACCAGTAATACTTGCATTACCTGCACGGCTTCCAACAAAAGTTAAATAACTTCCCGTTGCTGGTTGACCAGCTAAATACCCACCGTAGAAGTTTTCTGTGCCTGAAACATTTGTTTTTCCCGCCTCAAAACCTACAGCAGTGTTATTTGAGGATGTTGTAAACCGCAACGCATCAACGCCAATTGCCGTGTTTTGATTTCCAGAAACATTTGCCCCAAGTGCGCTAACACCCAAAGCTGAATTTGATGAGCCGCCTTTATTGAGCGCAAGAGAGTTGGCCCCAACAGCAGTGTTGTAAAGCCCGCTTGTCAATGCCGGAAGGGCGTAGTATCCAATTGCAGTTGCATAAGTGCCCGTTGCCGTTGCGGCAATAGCACCCGAACCCACCGCAGTGTTTGTTCCTACAGCACCGCCGCCAAGACCTACAGTGAGTCCTTGAATGGTTGCTCCAAGGGTGCTACTGAATGTTCCAGTGACTGCAAGGCCAGTGGAGGAGAAAGCGCCTATTGTTGCACCAGAAGATAAAACTCCTACTGTTGTCCCGTCTATCGTTAATGGTAAATATGCACTACCAGTTCGATTAAACGATTGAAGTTTTGAGGTTCCGCTTTGAAATACAAGTTCCAAGCCCGAGCCGCTTGCTGGGAAAGTAGCTCCCGTGATTTGGCTTGATGTCAATGTTGCTAGTCCCGTAGAACTCAGCGTTCCAGTAACTGCAAGGCCAGTGGAGGACATGGTGGCATAGTTTGTTACTTGATTGTCGCCAAATAATCGTAATTTTCCGGTGGCATAAACATCGGTGTCAGAAGATGTGCCAACGCCAGATATGGCTACAGATGAACCAAGGTAAGTTTTAGGTGTGCCGCTAAGTTGTATTTGCAAAAATGTGCCGTTGGCATTGGTCGTATTAACAATTGCCGTAGCAGTTGCCAAAGTGCTTGTAGCAGTCAGCGTTCCAGTGACTGCTGTGTTGCCACCCAAATACGAAGCACCAGCGGCCACATACAAGGCGTATGGGGTTGTCAGGGTGACATTTGATCCAGCAGTGGGAGCGCCAGCAATATACAGAGTTGCCGCATTGGTGTAAGTTACAGCCGCTGCTGCTGTCGTTGTTCCTGAATCTAGATACAGGGCATATGGGCGTGTAAACGTAATGTTTGTACTTGCGTTTGGTGTGCCGCCAATGTACAGGGTAGACGCATTGGTAAAAATTGTGTTTGTTGTTGCGTTGGTTATTGTTGCCTGACCCAAACTTATTACGGGGGCATGTGTCTGTGTGCCGCCAGATACATCTGACACGGTGTAAGTTGTTGCCCCGCTATACAGGAAGGCAGGGGCCGTGGTTGACAGGCTGGTGGACGCTGGCCCCGTCATATTGGCATAACCCAAGATTGCCCGAGACTGAAACCTTGTCTGGGCATTAAGGGTTGTTGTGTCGGTTATTGCATCACCCAGGATGGTGTTCCCGGTCACTGTCAGGTTCTGAGTTGTAAACGACCCGCCTGTGTTGCTGACTTTAATGAAGTCAGATCCGTTCCATGCAATTAACGCAGCCTCACCAGCAACAATTGTTACGCCTGTGGTTGGGCCTGCGGCCACAATTTGTACGGAAAAACCGCCAGTTGTGCTGTTGATGACCGTATAAATCTTGGACAGTGCCGGGGCGGTAATTGTCCTTATTGCCGTCCGTGCGCCTGTGCATAAGAGAATGGCCTGTCGGGATGTGTCCGCTGTCCCGTCCAGGTTAGTCAGAGTTACATCTGCGTCCGTGGAGAGAGTTGTTGTCCCGGCGATTGCAGAGTCCAGCAATGATGTAATGCTGTTGTTGACTGTATCGCCCCATGTCCCGCTCAATTCTCCCGTGACGGGGAGGGCGAAGCCTAAGAGTGATGTATATGCTGTAGTCATGTTTAAACCTCAAGTTACGACTGCTTCCCAGGCGGGGGTCTGTTCATCTGAAACATCTCCCCAACCGGGTGTCTGCGGGTTGCTGATATTTTGCCACGAAGGTGTCTGCGTGTCACCAACATTTGCCCATCCTGGCGTCTGTGAATTTCCAATGTTTGCCCAGTTAGGAGTTTGATCATCCGGTATTGGCTTCCAATACACAGCAATCACATCACCCACTGATCCTGTTGCGTTTACACCTGTCAGAGCCAGCACCCTTGCGGCTACCGACATCGTACCCACGGAGCCTGATGCGTTTACACCAGACAGGGCAATCGACACCTCTTGAACAACCGATCCAACAGAAGCTGTCGCTGTAACCGGTTGGAGTGGAACAATCACCCCGCCTGGGTATCCAAACGCCAGATTGCCCGTTAAGGCTATCGTTGCACTTGGAGTGGCTGTGCCTACGGCCCCGCTGGCTGAAACACCCGACAAATCCCTGCTCTTGTCTGCTGTAACAGTTCCAACCGCACCGGACGCTGTTACGCCCGTCAGGGCTACCAATATAGCTGGAGTGACAGAACCCACCGACCCAGAGGCTGACACCCCCGTGATCTCAACATCTTTGCTGGGAACAATCGTTCCAACTGATCCAGCCGCAGAAACACCTGTCAGGGCAACTGTATGGGCATTTCCAACATCCCCAACATAGCCATAAGCAATGTCACCGTCTTCATCCTCTGATGTGCTGGGAGCCATCGTCCCAACTGCGCCAGAAGCTGATACTCCGGTCAGGGCCAGTGATCTCTCATCGACCGTTACTGTGCCTACGGCCCCAGAAGCTACAACGCCCGTTAGGGCTATCGTTATGCCCGGAGAGGCTGTCCCAACAGAGCCAGAAGCGTTTACACCTGATAGGGCAACTGACCCGCTAGGCGTGACTGTGCCAACAGCCCCGGTTGCATCATCCCCGGTGAGGATGGTTTCGCCGTTGCCCCAAGTGCCGTAGCCCCAAGCGCCAACGCCCCACCCGGCCATGATCTACCCCTTTAGGTGGTAGCCAAGCGCAACAGAGCAGTCGAAGTCGTGTTGGAAGGCATCGTCAAGGTGAAGGTTCCAGCCGTGATCGTCTGTGAACCAAAGGTGTGGACACTGACCGCCTTGTTACTCTGCGTTGAGTTATAGATTAACACCGCATCAAACGCCGTGGACAACGTCACTGTGGTGTAGGTGATTGATGCCGAAGGAGTCCAATAGGCCGTGCCAGCCGTTGTTGAAGTGTTGGTGGATGCCGGGACAGTGGCATTGGTCACCGTCACGCCGCCTGCGGAGTAGTTTGTGCCCGACACTTCACCAGTTGCCGAATATGCCGTGGTGGAGGCATTGATCGTTGCAGATGTCAGGTACAGGGCTGCTTTAAACGTGTCAGCAGCGGTCGTTCCCCGTGTAGGAGCAACACCAAAGTTGTGGGTTGCAGTCAGCACCTCGCCCAAGAACGAGGTGGTCATTGATTGTGTGTTCGCCATTTTGTTTCCTTTAACCTAATGATGCGGCTTGAGCGCCAGCAAATACCGGCATTTTCTTCAACTGGACATGTACAGAACGATGCACAAGTTCAGCTTCCAGCCAATACTCAACCCAGGTGGTCAGTTCATTGTCATTGTCCACGGTTCCTTCCCGCTTCTCAAGCAGGGAATCATCCATGTCGCCTTTGGTGGTCGTGACTATCAATTTGAACTCCTGATCAATGCTGTGGTTGATGTGTTGGCTGGCATTGTGATTAAGAATGTGGTGGTCGATGTCTTGTCAGACCCAAAGTCCAGCACTGCTATGGATGGCTTACCAACAACAGTGTCGTTGTAAATCAAGGCACACCGGGCCGTGATTACGCCCGTCCAAGACACATTGTTGAACCCAACATAAGCCGTGTAGTCAGATGTGCTGACGGTGATCCCGGTCATTGTCTGACCACCTAACACATAAGTGCCTGTAGCGGCCACCTCATTCACACTGCTGTAGGCGGTGGTGTCTTCGTTTAAATTTGCATTGGCTGTATACAGGGCGATTTTGATCACATCCGTGGTCAAGTCATGGATGCCCTGATAAAGCTCCGCTTTAAAGCTGGTGGTCTGGGTTTGGACAATTGACATTAACTCACCTGAACCCTAACCTGACCATCACGATAAGCATCCTGACGCTGTTTGCCATCACCCAAGTTCTTGAGCAGAGCAATTGATTGGATATACCGATCATTGACCAGCTTGACCATATCAGGCTCACCCTTCATGTAGGTATAAGCCTCACACAGAGTCCCATACAACAGCGCAGAATCAAAGTTGTCGCCCAACCAAGTGGTTGACGCAGTCACGATGGACTCCGGGTAGTAGTAATAATGCAATTCAGCACTGAAGGTGCTGTTTGGCGTTGGGCCAACAATGAACGACAACTCAGTGACGTTTGATGATTGTGGGCCAAAGATGGCGTAATGCTTTGGCTCAGAAGAGAACGCAGACAAGGGGTAAGCCTCACGAATGAAGTTAACGTCCTTGTTCAGCAGGTACAGGTAGTCGCCCTGAAAGGTAACAGTGCCCGACACCGTGGAACTGTTTGCCACCGTCAAGGTGAGCGTTGTCCCAGAGATGCTCCGCACAACGGCATTTGATCCAATGCCTGAACCAGTTACCTGCTGTCCGACTGCGATGCCAGTGGTTGAGGCAACAACAATGGTAAACAGTCCAGATGTCCCGGTGGCGGTTGTGCTGTTGTTTGGAAACACAGCAAGGCTATAAACAGACAGGAAATCGTCCGGGCATGACAAATACTTGTTGCCAGAGGTGAGCGTTCCCGTCACGTTCTTACGCAAGTTCGCAATCTGAACCGTGTTGTATATACGCTGTTCAGCCTGCTTGATCATTGTGTTCATGTCCGTTGTATTGAACGTGTTTTCACAATAATCGCTGACAGCGACTACAAGCTGGGCATATGTCATTGCCATAGAAACCTCAACCCATTGGGCCTCTGGACATCACACCTTTGGTGGCGGCTCCCGTACCACGCATCTTGATGCCGCTGGTCTTGGGTTCAGAATATCCACTGCGGTTGATGTTGCCAACTGACATGTTTACATTCACAGCCTCGCTCCCGTTTGGCCCTTTGCCAGGGTTGCTGGAGATGCTGGCCTTCTTCCCATCCATGGTGTGGGGTTCGGCATAGACGCTGGCATCGCCAACTTCCTTGCCCATTTTCTTCATGCTGTATTTGCCCATTATTTGCTCCCAGATTTCTGGTTCATTGCACGGGAAAGGTTCTTTCCGTATTTCTTACGATCCAAGCTGGTGGGGCCACCGGCCTTCATGCCTTTGGCATGCATGCGGGATTCATGGCCTTTGACCATTTTCTTGGCTTCGGTGTCGGCAATTGCCTTGACTTGTTTCTTGTCCATATCTGCTCCTAAGTTGCGCTGATTGATACTGTACCAA